CGCATCACTGGCCACGGTAGTTCCGTGACTAATCAGCCACCTGGGTTAACAAAAAGGTCACCCGCGTCTAGCTCAAATGAGGAGGCGGGTAAGAACAGAAATCTTAGGGTGGTTTCTGTTTGTCCATGCCCTCTAATTCGATATCCAAAGATTTATCACGACTTGACCAATCGTGTTTTATCGGAGGAGAAACGGGAGGGGTTTAACATGGAAACCAACCACAGGTCAGACTTCATTGTCACGCACTGAGTTTTACTCGACTCCGTGTTTCATTCATGAGTAAAAAATAAACAACAAAAACAAAAACAAAGACGTCCCCAAACACGTCTGGTACGTGCACCAGTTAGATACAATCAATCATCACGACAGACAGGACGCAACTCACTACGCTTCAAGGAGACCGAGCGTATTGCAAGTATCCCAGGCTCCACACCCTTTGCCAATGCGGCGAAAATCACATGCAACCCCGGGCTCGCCACTTCTTTTCCATGGCTCTCGGGGCACGCCGCACTTTTTGAGAACTACAAAGTACACTCACTCATATATCGCTACAAGAACCTTAAAGGTACCGGTACGGATGGTAACATCATCCTTTCATTCGACTATGATACACTAGATCCGGCACCTGCCACAGCCGTGGCCGCCACACAATCGACTCACTTCGTGGACGGAGCGCCATGGCGCATTTTCCAGATTAAGGTCCCCACCAATAACAAAACTCTCTTCACGAGAGCTGGAGATGTTGCTGGCGCCGACCTTAAGACTTACGATATGGGTGCTCTCCACGTCTCCACAGAGGCGTGCTCCAGCACCTCCATCCACGGTTACGTGGAAGTCGAGTACGATATCGAGTTCTTTAACAAACAAAGCAGCACAGTAGATTCATTCAAACCACCAGTTTCTTATTACTACCTCAGCGCTAACCAGAGCGTCACAGCCAGCACCGCCATTGAATGGACTGAGGCTTATAACGGCCTCGGTTCCACAAATGAGACACCAGGTGTAATTGTCATACCCAATGGCACTTACCGCATCACTTACCTAGCCCAATTCACCGGTGGAGGGACCATTGCCACCATTGGTTTGCAAGGGAACAACATTCCCCTTCTCACTCCAACTGAGGCTGTTTCTCGGACCAGCGGCACGTACATCGTTCAAGAGTGCGTGTTCCAGTTTCCTGTCGGAGCAAACACGACCTCGGACCTCCGCCTGTGGGTGTCTTACACCTCCGGTACTGTCAATTTTCAAGCCCACGAGTGCAAAATCATCATTCAAAAGTTATAAGTAACCAGCTATGCAACTCGAAACAATCATAGCTTTATTAACGCTCCTGGTTAGCATCATCGAATTTGGGTATACCATACGATGTCACTCAACATGCCACCAGGAGCCACCACCAAAACCCGCATAATATATAAAATCCACCCTTCGGGGTGAGCGTATTCACTACACGCAGACTTAAGTTTCATTCTTATCAATGTACCCTACGCAACGTGAGCGTTAGGACTAATTGCTCTTCTGCTGCCCTTTCATTAAAACAGGATCAATGTCTCTTCGGAGCCCTGGCCACTTTTCATACTCTATCTAAGATGTGTATGTTCGGCATGGATGTGTAGAGGGGGAGTAGTTTTTAGTTGGAGATCCCAGTTTTGCCTAGCGTTCTAGCAGCGTTGATGAAAATGGAGTGTAGATGCGAGAGAATGTCGTCCACGAGCACAGGCTGCAGTAGCAGAGCCTTCCTGTGTTTGGCCACAAGCCTTTACGTGGAGCGGATGAATCTCTTGGTTAACCATCTACACCGGATGTCGTCTTTTTAGATGGCGAAGAGAGCCGTGAATCTCTTCAGGGCACCTCGGTGGTTTAATACACCTCTGAGTTCAATTTCCTTACGGATCGAATTTGACGTATGATCACCGTCACTTTTTAAATCATGATTGCCACAACACACCCACACGGCGGCAAACTTGTCACGGTTAAAGCCCGTATCACAAACCCTAACTTGAACAAGCTTAGGTGTACCTCCAATGACTGGAAGTACCTGCCGACACTGGAATCGGTACCAGAACTCGAAGACGATCGAGGTGACTGGCAACCAGAGGATAGACATAAACACAATGCCATTGATCGCCGGCATGTGTCTACCCGCATACGCACGCGCAAAAAGCGGATCGCGAAGTTCGATTCGACTTTGGGCTACCCAGGTGAAGGGCCCGTACGCAAATCAGAGAGACGTGATAATGACCCAAAAGCGCCACGAGAAATGGATTACTGCCTCTGCCCTCAAGGCGGGGCCTGTCTCATCCACGGGCATTATCACAAGGTCAAAGGCCAGGACGCAAGTAAAGCTAAGAGACGCTTGAAAGAAAAGGCTAAAAAGAAAACCTGTAGAGTGGTTTACTGTAAGAAAGACCCAACTAAACACCATCAATGCTCTGATCATTGCCATGACAAATGGCAAACCATCAACAGTATCAAGTCGCGCAACAGAATGATCAAGAAGTGTGAACAGGATCAGGAAGCCTCGACAGAGCCGGAGACAGACTCTGATGAGAGCGAATGTGAGAGCGATGTCAAATATCAAGAACCCATTGAAATAGACATCACCGGTATGGGATTAGAGCCCGGAGAGGATTACACTCCGGAGGACCCTAGTTCCAGTGAAGAAGAGGAAACAGAGGACCCAGAGAACGACGAAGGACTTACGCTGCCTAGCAGCGACCCAGCACAAGCTGGAGACGAAGCATCTTCACCTGAATCGTATCTCGAGTTGAAAACTGACTATCGGCTTATCTACACACGTGGATACTCGCCACGGGATAGTATCGCTCAGAGAGTCCTTTCACTCGCCTCCAACATCGTCCCGGGCCTGGGACGACAGCCAGTTTTCAGGTTGAACAGTGAGGACCATTCATTATTACCAGAGACAGAAAGACTCGAGATTTTCCAACAACAGGTTTATACCTTTTTCGGATTCGAGTTTTACACCATGAGACGTACAGGAGATGTGATTCTTTTCGAAAACATCTACGATTCTGTACGGGTCGGCGAGGTCTACGCCGATCTTTTCCGAGTTATAATTGAAGAGAAAAATCTTATGACTCGTACTGCGGTCACGGCCGACGGGAAGCCTAGCAGCGGCTTCTATGCAAAGATGAAACAAATAGCTACATGTCACCGGGATTACTCGGTCATGATTGGCAATCAGGAGGTGTTTTACAATACCCTTGATCATGCTTACAATCAATTCGTCTTGTCAGGCCTACGTCAACAAATGTGCCAACCGAAACAAAGCAACCTGCTTTTTCGGCAAAGTGGGCCATGTGGTGTAACGCAACCACACGGCCGGCGTTCCGGGTCACTCCCGTGGATTGTTACGTTACTGAACCCTTCGTTTACGATGGGAGCTTTGACGTTCTCCACGGTCATGAGTTTTTCCTGGATGGCGTATTATCTTTTCCGCGCCCGGAAACCACACTTCCAGTGGGATCCTGCTCTTTCGACTCCAATCCGGACGGAACCTACCGAACCGTTTTTGGCCCGTCCATTGCGCACTCTGGGCAAATATATGCTAACAACGACCGTAACATGGGGATCGCGTTTCGTCGGCTCACAGCCGCGCGGTCCGGAAGTCTCCCATATCACAATCTGTTAATGGATAAACAGGCTGTGTTTATGAAGGCGCATACCAAACTGCACTGCATCCTTAAGAAGAAACTTAGCGAACATTTCTTCAACTATACCGATGCAGATGACTATGCGCTCAATCATCATTCAGATCCACACCCAAAGCGAGGTTTACGGGAACAGTGTTGGAAGGATATCAATGAAGATGGCGTGCGTACCAGGAAGCTTTGGCTTTCCAGTGTACTTATTAAGTTCAAGAAGAACGAGTGGGCCAAGCCTGGGAAGAAACCCAGGTGTATCGGTGATCTTGGAGTCGGCGCAAGTCTCCAAGGTTTTAAAACCACGTCCTTCGTTAAGAAGGCCATGGCCGCCGAACCATTCGTTTACAAAGATTTCACTATTGAATTCTGTGCCAAGCCCGAACCTACCATACTAGTGGAAGTGTTCAAGAAGTTGCTAAATCCACCCGGCAAAGGGTATCTAGTTTACTTCTCCGACGACTCGTGTGTCTCCTACAGGCACGCCGGGAAAGTTCATATATTCAATATGGACATATCGTCTTGCGACGCCTCGCACGGACCAGAGATCTTTAAAAGCTTAATCGCCACCACACCAGATGTAGCGCAGATGGACATGCGCACGCTTGTCGAGCAATGCTGCTTACCTATACGCATTGTTTCGATTGCTG